CCGCGCCCGCCTGGTGCGGTCAAGTTCATGCGAGGTGTCCAGATGACTCTGCCCATTATTGAGATTCACGATTTCTCTATGGCTTGCCCCTGCTGCGGTGCCAATATTCTTCAGTGGAACTGCCGTAACGGCAAGGTGCTCGTTGAGGCTGATATCAACCTCCACGGCGGAGAGTTCTTTGATGCTTTGGAAGATATCGCGACCGCCTCTTCAGAGATGGCCTATGTCGAATGCACTTCCTGCGGGGCTATGCTGCTGGATGTATTCCTTGCTGTAGCATCTGAAGCTCATGAAGATCGTGAATTCAACTACAGCGGGTTTGAAGAGGCAGAGTCTGAGCGCTTGCTGCTGTTTGAAGACATCGCAGCCGAACTGCAATGGATAGCACAGCAACAGTTTAATGTTGACGATCTTCTCCCTCTCTTCGGTGGTCCTTCCGCCAAATACAGCCAGATTCATCTGCACAGACTTGGATTGTTCCCGTCCACGGTTCTCGGACGCAAGCATGCGCAGTTGATGCTTGAAGCTGTTCTGCCGAATGCCCTCTCCTTCATGAAAGAATCAATGCAACCTCCCTAACCCTCTCTAGGGCCGTTCCGGCCCTCCGTGGTGGCGCGCCACGGGCTGCAATCGGGGTTCCCCTCCTTTTCCCCGACTCTTCAGCACATCCCCGCCCGCGCCATCACGGACAGCCGGAACACCGCCACGGCGGATGATGGCTGTATGCGGTACGCGCGGCACACCTACGCTGCGCCACCCGCATCAACTGAGGCAAGCGGCCCTTGCCCTGTGCAGGGGCCGCCCCTCTCACCAACCGGCACCGATTACGGAGGCAACCATGTTTCAGCCCAACCCCCATCCCGTTCAGGCACACAAGGTGCGCTCGGCCAAGGCCGTAAGGCAGTGTGATGAGTTGCGCGCCCGCGTGCTGCGTCTTGAACTGCTGCTCAGAACCAGCCCTGCGGATGAAGCAGACCTCGCGGCACTGAACAAGGCCATAGGCAATCTGCTGCATCGTCACCGGGCCGCGCTCGGATATGAGCGGTGCACGGTGATTGATGCGTACCCCAAGGCGTTTTCGTTCGATGCGCTCACCCCCGCAGAGCGCGCCCTTGCAACCACAGCGGCCCGCCAGCGCGGGCAGGGAGTAGGCCATGGACTTGGACAAACTTCGGGAAGCGATGGAGCAGACAGCGGCTGGCATGGACCTGATGCTGCGTGACCCGTGGATAATCGGCTGCCTCATTTTCACCGCAATCATCACCATCATCTGCGCCTTCGGGGCGCTCTATTCAAGGACGGAATCACGATGGCCAAAATCAACGAACTGACCCCCAAGGCACGGGCAGCGCACATTCCGCAGACATGCCGGGAAATCGCACAGCAGGCGGGTGCGTTTCTCGCCACCATGGATTGGGCAGCGCGGCGGGGATTCGACAAGGTGACGCCCGATCTGCTGCGCAACTATGCCCAGCACTGCGAGCTGCTGCAGAGCCTGCTTGTTGCCCGCGCCGAGGAACTGGAAGCTGCGCACAACGCCAAGACCCTGCAGGGGGTGGCCGCGTGATGCCTGACCAGCTGACCCACGTGTACCTTGCAACCCCGTATTCGCATGCCGATGCCCGCGTGCGCCACGCCCGCTTTCTGGCCGTGACCGCCAAGGCCGCCGAGATGTGGCGGGCAGGGTTCGGCGTGTACTCGCCCATTACCCTGACCCACGAAGCGGCTGTGCGCCACGATCTGCCGACAGACTGGAGGTTCTGGCAAGCCCTGTGCCGCGACACCCTTGCCCGTATGCATGAGCTGCACGTGCTCTGTCTGCCCCTGTGGGAAAAGAGCCCGGGTGTGCGTGCCGAAATCGACCTTGCCCGCAGCATGGGCCTGCCCGTGATCTACCACGCGCCCGACATGCTGTGCAGGGTTTGCCCCGAGCAGGTTGTTGGCCTGCATCCCGATGCCCTTTCGTGCTCATGGGGCGACTGTGCGTATGAAGTCCCGCTGCCTGCTGCGGAATATCCCGCAGGTGCCAAGGCGGCGTAAACAGCAACATTAACTGTGTGGAGGATTGGAAGATGGAAGAGAAGAAGATTGACCGTGTGTTCACACTGGTGAGGGAAGATCAGTCCGCAGCGCTGGCCCTGCATGGCGGTTACCCGCGCAATGTTGTTTCCAGTTCACGCAAGTGCACGATTGAATGCCAGATGGTTGAGAAGGAATACCGCCGTACTCGCAAACAGTTGAACAAGCATGGCTGGCGCGTAACCCACATTGACGGCGATGAGTGCGACACCTGCGAAGATTGCGGGATGCCGATTGCCTACAACGAAGAATGCGGAAGGGATGAAGAAGGAATCGTGACCTGCATTCCCTGCTTGTCCAAGATGGTTGTGGATTGTGAAGAGGCGGAAAGCGGCAAGACCACCATGGCTGAATGCCTGAAATGCGATAACCTGCATGATTGTTGGAGGGACTAAGCCATGACTGAGAAGAACATCACCCCTTTGCTGGATAAGCTCGACAGCGCATCGGCCATTATCGGTGACCTCATCGTTGAGGTTGAAACGTTTATCAAACAGACCGACCCTGAGTTCCGTGAATTCCCCATGAATGCAAACATGTGCTCATTGAAGGCCAACAAGCTGTTGCTGGATGCACGGAAACACTTGACCCGCATGCCTGCCGTGATGGCAGCGCAGGCAGAGATAGACGCGCAAATATCAGGCTGCAACGGATGCGGTTATCTGACCACTGCGCGGCGGTTACACGAAGAGAACTATCAGCTCTATTGCGCTGCGTTCGACAAGTTCCTCCCGAAGCCGTTCCGCAAGGAAGGCATTACCTGCCGTGAACTGGCGAACAAGACGACGGAGGTGGCATAGCCATGCCTGATATGCGCGACATTATCCGTGCCGGTCTGACGGCCCTTGGCTATGACGGTCTGTTCTACGCAGGCGAATGCGGCTGCGACATGAATGACCTTATCGCCTGCAACCATATCGGCGAAGGCTGCGAACCGGGCTACAGGGTTTGCCCTCCCGAATCCAAGGACGCTGAAGATTACTATATCACCGGCATCAAGCCTGTGTCTGCCGAAGGGCAGGCCATGCTTTCTGCACCGCCTACCAACACCGAAATCATCGCCATCCTCAAGCGCTCGCTGCGCCTTGCCATTGTTACCGGCTCTCTGGGGCTGGAAAACCATATCCGCAGCCTGATGACCCGCATGGGCGTACCCTATGAGGATACGCTGATTGCCGAGTCTGTGGATGCTGGCAATGCGATGGAAGGCGTGCTGCTTATCCAGCGTGAACGCCTGCGCCAGATCAGCGAAGAGGGCTGCACTGCCGAGCATGACGATGCCCACACCGGCTACGAGCTGTCGCAGGCTGCGGCCTATTACTGCATTGCCGACGATTGCCACGACTCGGAACTGGTTTTCCCCTCTACGTGGGGCAACGCCCACATGAAGCGCAAGGGCTTCCCCTTCCCGACCATCAAGGACCTCATCAAGGCCGGTGCCTTGTGCGCCGCCGAGATTGACCGCCTGCAGCGTTTGCAGGCGAAGGAGGCAGCATAGCCATGACCCCCACTCTCAAAGTCGATTCCCGTCTGTTCTGGCTGGTGGCACAGTTCCGCAGCCTTGACCCTGATCTGGAATCAATCCATTGCGTGGCCGTGCAGCCTCATCCCGAAAAGGGTGTGTATATCGTGGCCCTGAACGGGTTTCATGCCGGTATTGCCCACGACGAAAACGGCGAGGCCAGCGAAAGCTTTGTGCTGCGCTACTGCAAAGATGCCGCAAACCCCGGTCTTGCTGCCCGCCTTGTGTGGGAACCTGAGCCGGTTATGGAACAATGCAACCTGTTGGAGGTGGCGTGATGGTTACCCGCCCTGTACTCCGCTATCACGGTGGCAAATGGAAGCTGGCAAAGTGGGTTATCGCGCACTTCCCGCAGCACGACATTTACGTGGAGCCGTTCGGCGGTGCCGCGTCTGTGTTGCTGCAGAAAGAACGGTCAAGGTCCGAGGTCTACAACGACAAGTATGACAATGTGGTGAATGTGTTTCGCGTATTGCGCGACCCAGATGCAGCAAAAGAATTGCAACGCCTTTGCTTGCTCACTCCGTTTTCCAAATCCGAATTGGAGCTCGCCGGAGAGCCATCAGGAGACCCCGTTGAGCAGGCAAGGCGGACAATAGTCTTGTCGTTTATGGGCAGGCAGCCTGAAGGGGTGACGGGCTCAAGAACGCGCACGTTACGATTCTATCGCGATGGAAACTCCGTATCGAGAGAGTGGGCCGTCTGGCCGGAAGAAATCGCGGCTTTCGTTGACAGATTGCGAGGGGTGACAATTGAACAGCAGGACGCTCTTTCAGTCATAGCCAAGTACGACACCCCGTCTACGTTGCTGTTTGTTGACCCCCCGTATGTGCACTCTACAAGGAGCGATATCCAAGCATCTAGGGGCAGCTATCATCATGAGATGAGCGATGCGGACCATGAAGGTTTGTCCCGAGTTCTCCATTCCTGCAAAGGCATGGTTGTCCTGTCAGGATACTCCTGTGAGCTGTACCGAGACCTGTACTCTGATTGGAACATTGTGACTCGCAAGCACTATGCAGAACAGGCAAGTCCGCGCACCGAGTGCCTGTGGTTATCGCCCAATGTCACGCCCGCACAGGGCAAACTGTTGGAGGTGGCTTAGCCATGTCAAAGCCCGATAAGCAATCCAGAATCGAGGCCGCCCGCACGGCGCGCCGTACCCATATGTGCCTTGCCATGCTGCAGGAGGATGTTGAAACCCTGCGCAACAGCGGGGCCATGAGCGACAAGCTGAACGCGCAGGCCGACAAGGTGCTGCGCTGGATAAAGGACGCCATGCGCGACGCTGGCACCAACTGTCACAGCGCTGCCTACTGGCGCGAGTTCCGCGCCGACATGGCCGCCTGTCTGCGTCTGCGCGACACGCATCTGGACGCTGTACCAGGCCGTGACGGCTATACGGTAATTGAGGTGGCTGGCAGCCTGCTCGGCACGGCCACGCTTGTATGGGACTGCCGCGCACTGAGTACCCGCCGTTCCCTGCCGTGGCGCTATCTGGACATGACCTTGACCACCTTCCTTTCCGTCATTCTCGGCGAGTTGGCAGAGTTTGCCGTGGAAGCATCCGGCCATGCCCTCTATGAGCGCCTGCAGGCCGTGATCTTCGGAACCGATCAACCCGCCGCCGGTTCACTCGCGGAGGCCGAGTAGGGGGTGGGGTGATGACACAGGTTATCGTCATGACTCCGGAAGAGGTGCAGGATCTCATCCGTACCACGGTTGAACAAGCTGTTGCGGCAAGGGCGGCGCTTCCTGCTCCCAAAAGGCTGATGACAGTGGAGCAGGTGGAAGAAGAGTACGGCCTGAACAAGAAGAATCTGGAACGCTGGCGCTCTGCGGGCGAGGGGCCGCCGTACTCGAAGATAGGAAAGCGGGTGTTCTACCAGCGTGCGGAATTGGAGAAGTTCGTGGAGGAAAACAGGATTCTGACTACCGGGAGGGCTGCCTAGCCATGTGCCGAATTCAGCGTGGAGTCGATAATGGACAGGCGCTTTCGTTCCTGCCCCGGTATCAGGTGGGCATACCGCTGCGTCATGGACAGCGTTCTGTGCCGCATGAGGGTCTTCAATTCGATCAGCGATACTTCTCCGCTCTGGGCAAGCCAGCTGCCGAAGGTGTGGCGAAGCGTGTGGAAGGTAATCGCGAATCGCGAATCGCCGCCGCTGGTGTCTATGCCGAGTTCGTGCACTGTGCGCATGAAGGTGTCGCTGATCCGGTCCACAGGTTCGCCGCTGTCGCCGCGCTTCTGAAAAATGTATTCGCTGCCGGTGCGGCCGTATTCCATCAGCATGGCGATAATATCGTCCGGCGCGTGGATGGACTCCATTTTGCCACCCTTTGCCGTGATGTGCAGCACACCTGCCTGTGCGTTTACATCCTGCCCGCGCAGCTTGAATATCTCGGTGGCGCGTATGCCCGTCTTGAGCGACAGGTACGCCATGTCATGCAGTTGCGGGCTTTTCTCGCGCAGGCTGGCGAGCAGGGCGGTTGCTTCCTGCGGGGTGAAGAAGCGCAGGCGTCCGTTTTCAACCTTTGGCATCTGCCATGCCCCGTTCTGTCTGCTGGAAAACGGGTTGCTGCCGTTCCAGTCTCCCGTGGCTATGGCTCTGTTGACGGCGCGGCGGAGAAAGCTGAACTGGTGGGCGATGGTCTGCGGAGAAAGAGTTCGTGCAGGGGGAGCAACATAGCCTGCCTTAATGCGTTTGGGCGTTTTGAGTTCCGCCCGTGTGTTGGCAAGCTCGGCTTTGATGCTGGACAGGACACCCGCTGTGATGGCGGTTATGGGCATGGCGTGGAGCTTGGCGCGCAAGTGCTTGTCGTACTGCTGCATGGGGCGGTCTACATGCTTGCCTTCTGCGCTGGCCCATACGGCGTAAGCGTCTACCGCCTGACCGACAGTGAACTGGACGCGCCGGGCAGGGTTCGTTCCCGCTTCAAGCTGGGCAAGGAACTCGCTTCTGGCTTGCCGAGCGAACTGAGGGCGAACCCCCTTGCTGTGTCTGCCAACGGTTTTCCAGTGGCCTTTGCCTGCGGCATCACTCCACCAGAAACAATACACGCGGTCCGGCTCGCCGGTGCGGGCATCCTTCTTCTGGGACAGGCGATAGTACACGCCGTCGAACTTTGTTTTGATGTATTTTCTGCTCTGCGCTGCCATGCTCCCTATCTACGCGTTGCCCCCCTTTGCAGCAAGATACTTATCCAAAACTTATCCAAAACGAAAAAAGCGGCCAGCCTGTTTAAGGCTAACCGCTTGTATTTACATGGTGGGTCGTGCGGGGCTCGAACCTGCGACTCTCTGCTTAAAAGGCGGCCTCTTGCCTCCCCTTGTTATCCCCTGTTGCCCGCAATAGTTGAGGAATCCTCATCGATAGGTGAGGCGCTTTCCTCGCCTTTTCCCCGCTTAAATGGCCCCTCAGCTTATCCATTTACTTATCCGCTTTGCCCCCCTTTTGGTCTTCAGCGGCATGCGATCAGTGCGCCCAACCAAGGGGCGGGCGCATCCAATCAGGGGGGCGCTCTCCCTCTTTCCCCCCTCCCCCCTCTCCTCAAGGACACCGCGCAATCTCTAAAGGGCGGCACCATGCCCCACGGGTCCTCCCGGCGACCTGAATTCACAGGGGTCGGTTTCAGCACATGGTTTTCGCGGGTGGGGGTGGCGAAAAAATTTGAAAATTTGAAAATCGTGCAGATTTCTGGCGTGTTGCGTGCAGTTTCGTCCGATGCTGACGGGATGATCTGGGCTTTGCTCGATGCTGACGGGACACAGAAGCATGGTGGCCACAGTGCGTGGCATCGGTGCGCGGGTCAGTGCGAAGAGAGCGAAGGCGGCGCCAACTCAATTCAGCGCGGGCTTGCGTCCGAGTCGAGCGGGCTGGTGGTTGAGCATGCGCAGCGTATGGGGGTGGCGGCATGAGTCAGGACACATACCAGACGCCACCGGCACAGTGGAGCCGCGAGCAGATGCGGGCCGCCGTGACAGAAGAGGTAGACGCGGAACGCTTGGAAGCATGGGGCGAAGCGCTTGAAAAGTACGGGGCAAGGCTGGACCGTGACAGAGCGGAACCACCCCTTGCGCATGCTCTGCATGAAGGAGAGGCCAAGCCGGACCCGAAGCCGAAGAAATATACCATCAAGCAGCTGCAGCATTTCATGAACCGCAATGAGCTTGGCGACCTTGAATTGCTGATAGAGCGTTGTGGCGAAGGCTACTGCTACGACAAAAAAGCCAAGAAATGGTGGAGGTTTATAGACGGCATTTGGTCAGAGGATGCAGTCAGCGAGCTTGGGCGCGAAGTCATGGCTCTGGGTGACCACTACGAGAAGGCCGCTGTAGAGCAATGGAAGGTTGTCGAAGATCCAGAAACGATAGAGTTCAAGCGGGTTACACAGGCCAAAGAGCTGCACGGTGAGTTGACGAAGAAGGCCAAGGCACTGCGCGGAAGCTCGCGCCGTGAGAACGTGATCAAGACAGCAACCATAGGTTCAGAGTCATTTGCCATCTCCGGTGAAGAGTGGGACCGGCACCCGACGCTGCTGGCCTGCGCCAACGGCTATGTGGATATGGAAACAGGCAAGCTCTACAAGCCGGACCCGAAGCTCTATCTGCGGCAGCGCTCACCGTATCCCTACCATGGCCTGCACACCTATGACACTTTCTTTGACGAGATGGTGCGGAAGATTTTGTGCGACCGCGACGGGCTGCTTGAGTATCTGCCCAAGGTTGTAGGCTACGCGGCAACGGGCAACCTGACGCACAAAGAATTCTACGTTGCCTATGGCCCTGAAGGGGACAACGGGAAATCTCTCTTGTTCAAAGGGTTTCTCAAGGCCATCGGCACGTATGGGGCCACCCTTCGCACGGACCTGCTGCTTGAGAACAAGAAGCAGATCAACGAGGACCCGTTCTGGATTGCGCTGAAGGACAAGCGCATGGCCGTGGCCAGCGAAGCCAAGAAAGGCAGCAAGTTTTCCATGGACAAGATCAAGCTTGTCACCGGATCAGACGGCACCGTGGTGCGCGGCCTGTATGCCGAGCCAACGGAACTGTTCTTCCCTACCAAGCTGATTCTGCACTCCAACTACATTCCCACGGCTCACGGCGGTGACGTGGCGTTCATGAAGCGCATGCGCATCATCCCCTTCAACGCCAAGTTCACCACCAGCCCCAGAGAGGTGGACGAAGAAAACCACGTGCATCTCGCCATGGACATGAACGCCGTGAAACAGCGGCTGGAAGCCGCCGGGCCCGCCGTGCTTTCGTACATCATCAGAGGGGCAAAATCGTACCTTTCCAACCTCGATTTGACGCCGCCTGCAGAAGTGCTCGAACTGACCAAGGAATGGGCAGAAGATCAGGATATCATAGGGGAATTCATGAATATTTGCTGCACCGTCGGCAAGCATGAAAAGTACCAGGTCAAGCCTGCATATCATGCCTTCAAACGCTACTGCATGCAGGAAAAAGAGTTTCAGGAAAAGCACGTTCCCGGCTTCCGCAGCTTTGTTGAAGACATGGTGCGCAGAAAGGGAATTACCAAGGACTCTTCTTCTAACTACACGTTTTTTCACGGAATCAGAGTTAATCAGGAATGGGAGGCACCCAATGAGTAAGGTTTCAGCACCTCAGATTTATCAGATTTTGCGCGGTGTATTTCTAAGATTCTGGGGAGGGGCGCAAACCCTTGCTTTTCCTTTCTCTTCTCTTCTTTTTTTAGATTTAGATTTTGTAATAAGGAAAGAAGATAAGAAAAATAAAAAAGGAAAGATAAGGGGTGTTTTTCCTGTGAATAGGGAAAACATAAAGGGCTGTTTCTCTAAAATCTATAAAATGATGTGTAACTCATTGATTTCATACCCGATACGCCACCAGATTTTCGCACTTTCCTTTTTGCGGCAAAATCTTCTCTGCGGAGGTGCCGCATGGGCATAGCCGCTTCCCTTTCAAGAATTGAACGGGAGCAGATTGCCCGCAGCGTGCTGGAAGGCGTTGAGCCGCAGCTGCGCAACGGCAAGATTGCTGCGCATTGTCCGTTCCACAAAGAAACCACCCCGGGCGGTGCGTTCTTCTATGATCCGGAAGCTGACGTGGGCCGTTGCTTCGGCTGCCCAGAATGGGGCGATCTGCTTGCCATCTGCAACGTCAGGGCCGGTAGACAGGCGAATGATTCCGAAGGGTACCGCGAATTTATCGAGCTGTACATGAAGGGCAATGCCCCCACGGCCAAGGCGCGCGCGGCAGCCAAGAAGATGGGGCCGCCCCCTGCGTGGCTGCCGCGCGCGTATGATCTGCCGCCGGAGCGGTGGAGCCAGAAGTGTGGCGAGTGGGTTGAAGCATGTTGTGCTGCCCTGCTGCGCAATGATGCCCGCCTTGAAGAGCTGTTCGCGTGGGGCATTCTGCCCGAGACGGTCGCGGCCATGAAGATAGGCTGGCATGAAGGCGAGAACGGCGGCAGCGGTTACCGCAAGTTTTCGCACTGGGGCCTGCCTGCAGCTCTGAATGAAAAAGGCAACGAGCGCTGTGTGCGCCTGCCGCGCGGGTTTGTTTTCCCCGGATATCGCGGTGGCGGCGATGCCCGTCGCGTGATCAGCGTGCACGTGCGGCCCGATGCCAAGGAATTCGAGAAAGACTCCAAGTACATCCGGCTCACCGGCAGCGGAAACCACTACTACGTGTTCGGCTCTCCGCGCTGGACGGCGTGGGTGATTGTGGAAACCGTGCGCGATGCCATGCTGCTGGCGCAGGAGCTCGGCCCGCTGCAGGTGGGCGCCATGGCCGTGGCCGGTGCGACGATTGCGCCGGATACTACCGCCCACAAAATTCTTTCCGGCGCGGATATCATCGTCAACGCCATGGACAACGATCCGTCAGGACGCAAGGCCAGCTGGCACTTTGAACCGTGGAATACCGGAAAGTTTTCGTGGCAGACGCAGTACCCCAACGCGGTGCGCTGGCTGGTGCCTTCCGCCATCGGCAAGGACGTGGGCGACCTGCCCGCAGCGGGCGTGACTGTGTGGGATTGGTTTTCTGCCGGTTTGCCCGATCACATTTTGCGGCGCTTAGAAATTCGGCGCGATGCGCTTGCGCGTGATGGTGGGGCAGTGGGGGAAGCGGAGGCCGGAGCGGACGCGGGCGCAGAGAACGGCGGTGCAGCTGATCAGGCACAGGGTGTCAACCAGGGTGGCGAAGCTGTCAACCAGACGGCCGAACCCGTCAACCAGAGCGGTGATGGTGTCGCGCAGAAGGCGCAGGCGGCCAAGAAATGGGAAGCACCACGGGCCGCGCGCGGGGTGAAGTATCTGCCCATGCCGGAGGCTGCCCGAGTGGGTGACCCTGCGTATGAAGATTACTCGCAGCGCCTTGCCGAGAGTGGCAGCGCCCTGCTGCTGGAAGTGCAGGCAGGAAAGATCCGCAAGGCGGTATGGCCGCTGAATGCGCCGAAGGTGCGGGGCATCGAGGAAGGGTTCAACATCATGCTGCGGAACGATTCGGAAGTGACCGCCCGCATTGAAAAGGCGTTGAAGGAGGCCGCGTAACATGGCGAAAGACAAGACCCTCACAGAAGGCGTGGATTACTTCATCAACGCCAAGCAAGTAACCGACCATCTTCACGGCCTTGGCTATACGGTTGCCTACAACACCATTGCCAAGTTCCTGAAGCAGAACAGCATACCGAAACGGCGCGGAGGCGGATGGACAGCCCAGAGCGTGGAGCAGTTCGCGCTCGCCATGTGGAGTGACAAGCTGAAGGTTGACCCCAGCGCAGCGGCCAGCGCGCCGGTGCTTTCCGCGGATGGTTCCAGCGCGGCGGAAGAACGCACGCAGAATGACGCCATTCTCAAGGGCATACAGGCACAGGCCGCCCTGTTCCGTCTTGAGAAGGACAAGGGCAAGTATGTGCTCATATCCACCATGGATGCCGAGCTTGGCGCGCGGGCAAAAGCTTTCCGCATCGGGTTGCAGAAGTTCGGCATAGACGTTTCTGACAGGGTTGCCGCTCTGTTCGGCGGAAGCCGCAAGGCTGCGGAAGCGCTTGCGCGAGAGCTGGGAACGCCGGAAGAAGAGATGGACGCGGTTGTGCTGAAGATCGTGGACTATCAGCTCTCCCGCGCTGACCGCTTTGCCCGCCTGTGGAAGAACGAGATTGAGAAGCTGCTGGACCCATACGGCACCGGCCACTGGTGGACAGACGACATGGCCGAGGCGTGGGCGCAGTATGAACAGGGCGGCCAGCCCGCTGCCGGAGAAGACGAAGGGGGCAGCCATGCAGATGCAGCCTAACCCGCCTTTCACCTTCCGGCCTGCAGAGTGCGACGTGTTCCGCCGCCCTGATGCCGCGCGTACCGTGGATTGGGCTACAAAGCATGTGCGCATTGTTGACGGCCCGTACAAGGGGCAGCCGTGGGACCCGAACGTGCTGCCGCATATTCCCGGCATGCTGGATATCATGGACCGTCCGGATATCAACAAGGTGTTCGCCATCATGTGCAGCCGTGCCGCCAAGACCACCACGGCAGAGATATGGGCGCTGGCAGAGCATGAGCGCCACGGCCACAACATCGCCATGGGCATGCCGGATGAAAACGCGCTGAACCGCCATTTCACCGGCAGCCTGCATGAGCTGATAAAGGGCATAAAGCCTGTACGTGCCAAGCTGCACGGACGCAACCCCCTGCAGAAAGACGAAGTGCGATTTGCCGATGGCAGCGCCATATACGGCATGTGGGCCGGATCTGACAGCCGCACCCGTTCGTTTTCTGCTGCCGTTGTGCTGGCGGATGAAGAAGACGCCTACCCTGACAAGTCGACCGTGCTGGCCATGCAGGAGCGCGGCGACGAATACAGCAAGATGGGGTTGCAGAAGGTCATCCGCGCTTGCCGCCCCAAGGGGAATGAGGATCAGAGCACCATATGGCAGGACGCCACCGCCGAGGCGCACGCATGGCTGAACTATGAATGCGAATGCCCCGGGTGCCGCACGCGCCAGATCATGGAGCATGAGCACCTGGTGGCCGTGAACGGCAGCAAGGACCCCAAGGAGATACGCCGCGATCAGCTGGGCCGTTACCAGTGTATTGCCTGTGGGTACCCGTGGACGGACCGCGCCCGCACCATTGCCATGCAGAACGGCGGATGGGTTGCCACCAAGGGGAGCCTTGAGGGTGCCACGGTGGTGGCATTTCACCTGCGCCGGTGGGAAACCCCGCTTGTGTCGCTCTCTGACGTGCTGGCCGATTGGTTTGAGGCACAGGGCAACCCGCGCAAGCTGCAGATATGGGACAACAACACCTGTGCCAAGCCGTATCGGTTTGTGCAGATGGAACAGGACGAAAACGCGCTGCGCCGTCATGTGTCTGACCATATTGCGCATGGTGTGGTGCCGGAATGGACTGTGGCGCTGACGTTCTGCGCGGACATGCAGAAGGACCATTTCAAGTGGTCTGTCTGCGCCCATGGGTTGCCGCGGCAGGAGATGGTCATTGATTACGGCGTGGTGCCGACCTTTGACGATCTTGGGCGGCTGATATTCCACAGCCGGTACAAGACTGCCAACGGTGACCGCGAGCTGGGCATATGGCGTGCCGGTCTGGACGTGGGCGGCACCAAGCATGACAACCTGTCTGATTCGCGGCCTGTTCAGGCGTGGCTGTGGCTTGCCAGCCAGCGGCGCGGGGTTGTGTTCGGCACGCGCGGCATGAGCCGCATTTCACCCGGCCAGCTGGTGAAACAGAGCGTGGTGGAAAAGCTGCCTGATGGTCGGGCGCTGCGCGGGGGGATGCCGCTGATGTGGATTGATACCGACGCCTTCAAGCGCGACATATTCTGGCGGCTTGCCGAAGGCTCGGAAGAAGAGCCGCTGCTGTTCCACTCTCAGACGGATGACGGATATCTCAGGGAAATCGCATCCGAGCAGTTGCAGCAGGGAAAGGACGGAAAGGAAGTGTGGGTGCGTGTGCGCGCCAACCACTGGCTCGACTGCCTTGTAGGTCACATGGCCATGGCATGGTGGCAGTGGTCCCCCTCGCTGGTGAGCATGGCGGCAAGCATGCCCGGCGGGGAACAGCCACGGCAGCAGGAACAGGCAAAGGCCCCGAAGCAAGACAACCCTTGGACGGGCGGCAGAAGCCTGTTCGGCGAATAGCGGAGTATCCCATGAGCAGAATGAGCAAGACCATGATTGTCGCATTGGTGGCCAAGGCAGAGGGCGGCGTGGATTTCGGCGGACGCGGGGCGTTGTGTCCCTGCTGTGGAAGGCGTGCTAAGGTTATAACTACACGCCCTTGGGAAGATGGCTACAGAGTGCGCTATCATCGGTGCGAAAATCCGCAATGCGTCCTGCATCGGCTTGGAACAACGATTAAAAGTCTTCAACAGGATTCCCTAGCTGCATAACCAGTTGCCTCCTTTGTCGATTGTCTGATATCGGCAAAGGCAAAGGAGGTGACTATGAAACAGATATTCGCGGTATTTTTTGTTATGATTCTTGCGGGGTGTGTATCAAGGCAGCAACCTGTTCCTGTAGCCCCTGCCGGAATGCCACCTGCACCGACAAATTATCAAGATATTGTTATTTCTGGAGCAAAGCAGGTATTAATCGACCCAGACTCCGCAAAGTTCAGATTTATCGGAAGTACGCAGCCTTGCACGGCCAGATACGCTAACACAACAGTAGCCTATAAGCGCGGAATTGTAGGAGTAACCAAGCAGGGTCAATGCGGGGTTGTGTGGGTTAACGCGAAAAACAAATTCGGCGGATACACTGGCGAGCGCCCTAATTTGTTTATACTTGATGGTAACAGCTTGATTCTTTTCGATGAAGTGCATTTGTTCGACTATGACCGTAAGCCTTGGTAATTAATATTGACAATCCCCGCTGTCTATGGCTTGATTCGCCTACGGTGCTTGAAAACACCTCTAGGCGGAGACGCCAACCCGACAGCCTTGGCTTTTTTTGCGCCCAATGATGGGGCCTTATATCGCACATTGTTTGCCGGGTGCGGAGATTATGTACAGGGCGCAAGCCTAAAGGTCTCCGGCGGTTCCTAGAGCCGTTTTCAACACCCGGCATTTTCTATTGGGGAAGATGCCGCACGAACCTTGAAAAGTTCTCTAGGAGTATCACCATGGCAATCTCTTCCACCCTTCTTGATCATCTGCAATTTTCATTGGAACCCATACGGGTATTCAGCACCCTGCTGGAAGCCAGCGAGCGACAGGACCTTGCCCTTGTGTTGCAGTCTCTGTGCAGCGATGTGACCAACCGGCTCAGCGAAACCGCCACGGCTGTGGAAACGGCCTGCGGCCCGCTGACTGTGTGCGGAGAGTGCCGTCTTTCTGTTGTGCGGCAGGTGCCGGCAGTGGAAGAAGGCGAAGGGGGTGCGGCATGAGCGCGGTGATTCCTTTCGGCTTTGACGATAACCTTGTGCGCGTGGTGCCTGGTGAAGACGGCGAACCTTGGTTCGTTGCAAAGGACGTTGCCAAGGCTCTTGGCTATGCTACTCCGCGTGATGCGATTGCGAAGCATTGCAAACGGAAGGGGGTCGCGATTTGCGACACCCCCGGAGGCAAGCAAGAAATTTCAACGATACCTGAGCCGGACGTTTACCGTCTGATCATGCGTTCCAACCTTCCGGCGGCAGAGCGGTTCGAAGAATGGGTGGTGAGCGAGGTGTTGCCATCCATCCGCAAGCGCGGCGCGTATGCCGTTGGTGGTTCTTCCCAACCGGAGCGCCCTGCTCTGCCTGCTGTTCCCATTCTTACCGAGGCCGCGCTGGGACTGCGGCCCAATGTGCGGGCGCAGGTGCTCAGTTGCGCGGTGCAGGCCGCCAAGATGGAAGGCGGCAGCCCTGAGTTGATTGACCATTATTTCCAGAAGTATTCCGAGATGGTGGGGGCTACCAGAAAACCAAGCGCCAGCGACATGCCTAAACCGCTGGATGCTGCCGCCCTTGCCGCCCGGGAGCGGGATGACACCCGTAATCTGATTTTGTCATGGATTGAGGATGAGTCTTTTGAGATTCCCCGACATGCAGTGCGCAAGCATCGGGAACAGGCACAGCCTCTCTATTGGGAATTCACTCAGTGGTGCCGCTCTCGTGGCGAAGAATTTATTCCGGGCGCACACGGTTGGGGGCGTGAGATGAAAAAAGTGTTTCCTCACAAGCTCAGCAACGTAATGTATTATTACCTCGTCAGGCCGGAATGCCAAAGTGCCACTTTGCCGATTCCGAAACCGGAGATTAACCCGCGCCATAACTAGCACGAACTGACATTGCCGATCTAGTACAGTACTAGAAATAGTACACACTTGCTTGCATTACATACGCCCCATGGTGGTATTTTCTTATGAAACTACACCATGGGGCTTTTGCATGACAGACGCCGAATTGACCCAGAGCAGACTTGATGCCTACCTTGCCGCAGAGGCCGCGATTCTTGCGAGTCACCAGTCCTACACAGTGGAAGGAACCACCTACACCCGCGCCAACCTGCAGGACGTGCAGCGCATGATACACCAGCTGCGCAACGAACTGGCAGGCATGCGGCGCGGCGGTTCGCTCAAGCAGACGCAGGTGATTTTCTGATGCGGCCCATGCAGGCCATATCCGGCAGCATGACCGCGCTGGCTGCATTCCCCTCTTCCGCGTGGCGGTCGCTCTCCGAAACTGCGTTCAACATGGTCGCCTCTGTGCGCTGCGGCATGTTGGCTCTCAGCAATCCGCGTGCGGCTCTTGTCTATCGTACAGAGCTTGAACACTACCTTTCCTATTCCGCAGCCAGCCGTAAGGGGCCAAACAAAAACTGGCGGCCCAGCAACAAGACGGCTGACGAACAGATCATGCGCGGCTGGTCCGATGTTATGGCCCGCGCCCGTGACCTTGTCCGCAACAACCCGAACATTTCCGGCGCGCTGCGCAAAATCTGCAACAACGTGGTGTTCAAGGGCATTATGCCGCAGGCGCAGCTGATGCGCGGCGATGTGGCGGACGAGGCTAACAACCGCCTTATCGAGCACCAGTTCAAAAAGTGGGCGCGGCAGGTCAAGTTCCGCAGCAAGCAGAAGCAGGTTGTCCGCTCCATGTGGTCTGACGGTGGTTCGTTCGTTCACTGCTTCGCCAGCGAAACATTGCACAAGCGCGGCGTGGTGCCGATGGGCATAGAGATTCTTGAGGTGGACCATCTTGACCGCGACCGCAACGAGGAATTGGAAAACGGCCACGTGATCAACCGGGGGATTGAATACACCCCCGATGGTTTTGTGGCCGCGTATTGGCTCTTCCCCAACCACCCCGGCAATACCCGCAATTTCATGCGCCGCATGCACCAGAGCCAGCGCGTTCCCGCCGACACCTGTTTTCTGATCATGGACCCTGAGCGCCCCAGCCAGAGCCTGCCTATTCCGCTGCTGGCAAGCGTGATCATGTCCATGCACAATTTCAACGAGTATCAGGACGCAGAACAGATTGCTGCACGAATCGGAGCCGCCTTCTCGGTTTTCGTGAAAACCACATCCGGCGGCATTGTCGGCAATACCCTGAGTGGAGCCCCCATGGCCACGCTGGCAGAGGGTGGAACCACTGAGGGCGGAACTGTTCCCGGATTCGTCGGCAGCGGCAACATCATTGAGCTGCCCCCCGGTAAAGAGATTCAGGTAGCCAACAACCCCCGCCCCGGCGAGAACTACGCCGACTTTGTGCGCACCAGCCTGCGCAACGCATCTACCGGCGTGGGCATGAGTTCTTCGGCCTTCAGCAACGACTATTCCGATGCCAACTATTCCAGCATCCGCCAGAGCGTTCTTGAAGAACGCCGCAGTTATCAGGACCAGCAGCAGCTTCTGAAAGATGAAATGCTTGATCCCGTGTTTGAGCTGTGGGTCATGTACCGCTGGCTGTTCGGATACGGGCAGGAGCGGGAAATTCCTGTTGTGTGGCAGACCCCCGGCTGGGAATGGGTTGACCCGCTCAAGGATGCAACCGCCGCCAAGCTGCTCAAGGAAATGGGCATAGAGAACGAAATTGACCTCGCTGCCAGCCGTGGGCGCGACTACGAAGAAAACGTGGAAAAGCAGGCCCGCGCCAAGGAAATGCGCAAGCGCAAAGGTCTGGATACGGAACAGGAGGCAACCCCCAATGCTTAGACCGAAGAAGGGCGAAGGCAAGCAGGCGTTCATGAAGCGCGCTGTCAGCGAGCTGATGAAACAGGGCAAGAAGGAGGCCGAGGCCATGGCAGAGGCTGCCCGCCTGTGGAACGCCGCCAACCTTTCCGCCGAAGAGGCCGGGGGTTTTACCCTTTCCTCTGTCGGCCCTGTGCGGCTGGCGGACAGTGACGGCGAAGACAAGCCCCGCCGGTTCTCCATTCTCGCCAACACGGGCGGCGTCAATGACCTTGGGTATTACCGGTTCATACTCAACATGAGCGGGTGCAAGTATCACGACAAGTTCCCCGCCCTGTATGAGCATGGCCGTCAGCAGATTGTCGGTTTCCACGACACTGTGAAGGTAACCAAGGAAGGTCTGTTCCTGTCCGGCCAGTTCGTGGGAACCGACATTGCTCAGAATATTATCAAGCTCGCTGATGAGGGGTACCCGTGGCAGTCGTCCGTTGGAGTTCGGGCGTTGCAGACGCGCTTCCTCAAGGCTGGCGAAAAGGCAACCGTAAACGGCCAGAAGTTCGAAGGGCCGTTGGAAATTTGGGAAGAGTGGAAGCTTCAGGAAAATTCCTTCTGCTCGCTCGGCGTTGACGATGAAACGGCGGCAATTGTGATGAGCCGCGAAAACCATAACCCGGAGGGTACCATGAAGTACTCGGTAGAATTGAAACTGGCTCTTGGTCTTGCCGCCGACGCCACTGACGACGAAGTGCGGGCCAAGCTTGCCGCCATGAAGCTGGCAGAAGATGCCACCGAAGCACAGGTGTTTGCGCACCTGCTGGCGCAGAAGGCCAAGCAGGAACCGGACAAGGGCGGCAAAGAACTGAGCCAGCCCGGCAACCCCGCACAGCCTGCACACCCCGGCACCACCGCCCCTGCTGATCTGTCCGCAGAGGTTGCGCGTCAGTTGGCCGTGGAAAAGGAACGTGCCAGCGGCATCATGGGTCTGACCGTCAAGCTGGGTCTGTCCAAGGAATGGGCCTATGCCGTTATCGACAAGGGAACCAGCCTTGCCGATGCCCGCGCGCTGGCCATTGAAGAAGCCACCAAGACCAACAGCCCGTTCGGGGCAGGTCGCCTTTCTGAAGGAGCCTCCGACAGCGACAAGTTCCGCAAGCTGGCATCCGAAGGTATCGGCCTGCGCTTCGGCATGGGTGATGCTTCCAAGGCAGACAACGAAACCATGCAGTTCAGCCGCATGGGGCTGCTTTCTCTCGCTTCTTTCTGCCTGCAGCGCGGCGGTCTGAACCCCGCGCTGATGGGTAAGGAAGAGATTGCCCGCAAGGTGCTTTCCCGCTCTTTCAACCTCGCAGGCTCCACTAGCGACTTCAAGAACATCATGATGGACGTTGCCAACAAGCGTATGCTGGAAAGCTTCGGCACTGTGGAAGAAACTTGGCGCACCTTCTGCGATGTTGTCACCGCCTCCGACTTCAAGGACATGCACGGCGTTTCTCTGGACGGCGCGCCCGAACTGCTGCCCGTTCCGGAAAGCGGTGAATACAAGTCCGCTGCCCTTTCCGACGGCAAGGAAAGCTACCGCATCGGGAAATACGGTCGCATCATCCCCCTGACGTGGGAAGCCATCGTCAACGACGACATGCGCGCCTTCATGAAGATTCCCGGCATGTTCGGTTCCGCTGCGGCCCGTCTGGTTCTGGATATTGTCTACGGCCTGCTGAAGAGCAACCCCGTTCTGGGTGACGGCAAGGCCCTGTTCCATGTGGACCGTGGCAACATTGCCACCGGTTCCGATATCGGACGCGTGACCATGGGAACCATGAAGGCTATGCGCAAGTCCATGGGTACCCGTACTGACCGCAGCGGCAATCTGGTCAAGGTTACCCCCTCCACCCTGATCATTTCCGTTGATCAGGCCACCGACGTGGACGTGCTGCTCACCTCTGCCGCAAACCCCGAAGGCACCAACAGCGGCGTCAACAACCCCTTCCGTAACGCATTCATGCCCGTTTCCGACCCGCACGTTGACGAGATCCACGACAACGCGTGGTTCGCGTTCGCGAAGCCCGGTCAGTACGACGGCATTGAAGTGGCCTTCCTTGACGGTAAGCAGCAGCCCGAACTGACTGAGGAAGAATCTTTCGATTCCGATTCCATCCGCTACAAGGGCCGCATCTGCTGCGGAGCAGGTGTGATGGGTACCCTTGGCTGCTACCATAACCCCGGCGCGTAACCCGAACGGGTAACGGCTGAATAAGGAGCTATCATCATGGCAAATAACCATGTTCAGGAAGGCAAAAAAATGAATTGGACCAACGGCGGCGCGGCTGCTGTTGTGTCCGGTCAGGCTGTGGTTGTCGGCACGCTGGTAGGCGTGGCCGAAACCGACATTGCCGTGGGCGAAGTAGGCGTGCTGGTTGTGGCGGAAGTCTGGTCCCTGCCCAAGGCCGCCGAGGCCATTACGCAGGGCGCAAAGCTCTATTGGGATGCCAACGGCAACCCCGTAGGCGGCGTGGCCGGTTCCGGCTGCCTGACCGCCACGGCCACCGACAACACCTATGCCGGTGTGGCCTTCGCGCCTGCGGCATCCGGTGACGCCACTGTGGATATCAAGCTTAACGCATAGTTCCTTCGCCTCCCGCACACAGGGGCCACCCGAATGGTGTGGCAGCCACCGGGTGGCCCCTGTACCACACAATCAACCCAAGCGAGGCCAGCATGATGGATACAGCCAGCCAGTACCTGAGACAGCTACTGGACTGCGGCAGCGGCAAGGGTCTGCTCTCGGCGCTCATCGGCTTTTTTGCTTCCGTGCTGGGCGGTGTGGGTCCGCTGCTGGGAACGCTGGTTGCGCTGTGGGCCATGGACTTCTTTCTCGGGTTCATGCGGGCGTGGTCCGAAAGCACCATATCCGTGTGCAAGATGCGCGCGGGCGTGGTGAAGGCTCTGCTCTACTTCGCCACCGTGCTGGTGATGGCCATCATGGATTACGCGCTCTCGCAGACCATTTCGTTTATCCACATTCCCGTTCGGGATTTTGTCTGCGTGTACCTGTGCCTGACTGAGAGCATCAGCTGTCTCGGGCATCTCAAATATTTCGGCGTACCCATTCCCGCATGGATAGCGACCCGCCTTGCAGGCTACCGCACCGCCATGGACGCCGGGCCTTCTTCCTCATCCGGAGGTAGCAAATGACCACCATGACCCCCGAATTTACCCGCGCCTATGCCGTGCTGATGGCCCATGAAGGCGGCTACAGCAACAACCCCAATGATCGGGGCGGCGAGACGTACAAGGGCATCAGCCGCAAGTATCATCCCGGCTGGCAGGGCTGGTCCATGATTGACGCTGCCAAGGCGCTGAGCGGATTCCCCGCCTGCCTTGAGGGCAACGCCCTGCTGCAGACGCTGGTGAAGAGTTTCTACAAGGGCACTTTCTGGGACCACTTCTATTGCGACAGCCTGCCCCCTGCGTTGGCCGTGGAGCTGTTTGAGCAGTCCGTAAATCTGGGGGTGGCCCGCACCACCAGGCACGTGCAGGAGGCATGCAACGCCCTGAACCGCAACGGCAGGCTGTATGCCGACCTGAAGGTTGACGGCCAGTTCGGGCGGCTCACCCTGCAGGCGCTGTCGTTTCTGGTGCATGGCGGCGATCTGGAAACGCTCATGACGGCCCTGAACGTGATGCAGGGGCGGCACTATCTCGCGGAGATGGCAGCCCATACCGAACAGGAAGAATTCGCACGCGGCTGGCTGAGCCGTGTGGAGCTGACTACGGACACACGGCGGCGGCACTGCTCCAATGCACAGGCCGCGTAACATAAACCCCCGAACGGAGGAAAACCACGTGAAGCGTTTTTACTGTTTCGTACTCGCGGTGGCCATCGCCTGTCTGATGGCGGTGAGCGTAACCGGCTGTGGCGGCACCGGCAGCAATCAGAATGCCACGGTGACTGCCGAGACGTTTGTAACCCAGAGCTACCTTGCCCTGCAGGATGTGGAATCTGCGCTGACCATTGCCACCAAGGGCGTGGGCGCAGCCTATCAGGCCGGGCAGATCAGCGAAGAGAAATTTCATGATCTGATCGACGGTATTGAGCTTGTGGATACCTGTTGGAACGAGGCCAGCAAGGCGCTGTTTGCTTACCGGATTGCGCTGGATACCGGCATGCCGCCCAACAAGGCCGCGTGGGATGCCGCATGGAAAACCCTGATCGAAAACCGCGACCGGCTTGTGCTGCTGCTCAAGGAGGTCCCTGCCCTTGCAGGGCTGCTTGCCTGACGCTGCTCAGATCAGAACCAACCCGCGCCGACATAACACCACAGGAGTAACACCATGCCCATAACCCCCGAATCCATTCTGCTGGCAAGATCCATTATCGATCTTGTGGCCGACGTAGGCCATGCCGCTGCGGACGCCTATGTGCGCCACAAGGAGCAGCGAGACGAACCCATTACCGCCGACGAAATCAACAGCATGATCAACGATCACAAGTCCACCCGCGAAATCCTCGCGGCCATGGGCATTGATTATTAGGCCCATACCTCCCCACGGCCCAAACGGTTGCGCCGGGTTTATCCCCGCTGCCCACAGTGACCCGGCGCAACCAACCCAACAACGCAGGCACACAGGAGAACGTCCATGCCCGAAAAGTATAATCCCGCAATTCTGAACGCGACCGGCAACAAGGTTGTCGAACTGGCAGATGCCGGAGCAGGCCCTGCCGTGCTGACCATTTATAACGGCACCCAGCCCGCAACCGGCGGGGGAGCGCCCACCGGATGCACGGCCCTTGCCGTGTTCCAGCTCGGTGATCCCATGGCACCCGCTGCTGTAAACGGCATTGTGACCGTGAATGCTATCCCCGCCGTGCTGCCCGCAGCCATTGGCACTGCCACGTGGGCGCGCCTGACGGACAGTGACGGAACGTGGGTTGCTGACCACACCGCAGGCGTGAGCACAGGCGTGGTGCGGATTCCTGCGATCACCAACCTTGATAATTCCGTGAAGATCACCAGCTACATTTTCACCCAGAACGCTGCATAGCGGGTTAGCCCATGCTCATACAGCGCAACGCCACAACCTATGAAGCCGCAGGGCTGCCCGCGACCGTTGTTATCGGCGGTCGCGATGAAGCCCGTGTGCTGCCGAACACGAATATTTCGTTCCCGTGCGGCAGCGGTACAGAACGGTATTGGCTCAACCTCAACCGCACCGGCGCGCCTGCGTGCTCTGCGATTGCGGCCGAGCCGACAACCAACGGCATTATTACCGAGGTTGGCGATGCGTTTTCGTTTGATGCGCAGGGGCGGTTGAAATGGGATGTGGTGTTTGCTGCGCACCCCGGCGTGTACGCTTGGGAATGGTCTGTTAAGCACAGCCCCGGCGTGACATTTCACCACCAGCCCGAGCTGACTGCGGAAGAAATAGCAGAGGGCCATATACGGTCTGCTGACGTTGTGGGCAGCTATGCTGTCTACGGCGACCGTTCCGGCCGGTTTGTCGGCCGCGACGGCACTGTGCTGGCTGACTATGGCACGGGAAAGCTCTGCCACATCTACAGGCCCTTGTTCATCGACGCGAACGGGCGAGAGGCGTATGGCACGCTGGATATTACCGACGGCATTATGACCGTGGGCATGGATGCTGCGTGGATGGATTCGGCTGCGTATCCGGTGCGGCTTGATCCGACGCTCGGGTACGAGGCGACCGGTGCCTCTGCCATTCCGCTGGCAAACTCGCAGCATGCCAACTGGGCATACGACGAAACGATTGCCGCCGACATAACCCTGCAGAGTGGCCACATCTATTGCGGGTCGCTCTCCGGCGGCATAGGCGCGTTTGTTATCGGCCTGTATTCCAAGGGCGCCACGCTTGCGGCGTCTGCGCTGCTGGCATCGTCCGGCAGCATTGCGCTGGGGAGCGGCTCGGAATTCACGTGGCGGTCTGCGTCGATGCCCGGATCTGTCGCGGCCAACACTCCGATGGTGATCTCATGCCTTGAAACCAACACCGACGGTTCGGTTCGGTCCCAGTATGACACAGTGTCGTGGGGCAGCGGGAAGTCTGGATCAAATGCCACGGGGGCCATGTTGCCGACGCTGTCGGGCCTGTCTGACAACAGCCGCCAGCTGTCCATGTACGTCACCTACGAGGTGGCACAGGCAGAAACGATTGAGGCCACCGTGGCCGCCGTCATGCCTGCGCCGGTTGTTTCCGCCACGGCCGAAATTCTTGACCCTGTTGCGGCCACTGTTGCCGCAGCCCTGCCGGCACCTGTTGCCAGTGTGACGGCTGAGACGCTTGAGCCCGTGGAATGCACGGTTTACGCCATGCTGCCCGCGCCGCTGGTTACCTGCACCATAGAATTTGATGAGCCGGACGAAGTGCAGGTGATTATTGCAGCCGGTCTGCCCGCGCCGTTGGTCGGCATTGTTGCCGAGGTGCTTGAGCCATTAGAGGTCACCGTTGCCGCAGCCCTGCCCGCACCTGTTGCGAGTGCCACGGCAGACGTGCTTGAGCCGCTAACGGCGTCTGTGGCTGCCGGGCTGCCCTCGCCGGTTGCATCCGTCTCGGGCGAAATTCTTGAGCCGCTGGAATGCACCGTTGCCGCCATGCTGCCTGCACCACAGGCGCAGGTTGTTGCAGGGGCGGAGGTGGTGCCTGTTCCCCCCATAGTTGCCCAATACATTGCCGATTGGCGCGCGGCACTGAACCCCGCAACCGGCGGACCGGGCGAGTCAGTTTCCATCACTCCCGTGGGTGGCACACAGTTTACCGTGCCGCTGGCCATGGTCAGCCGCAAGGGCATGGTTGCCCCTGCGGAGCTGCCCCGCGAATACGCAGGCCGTGCCGGAAGCTGGGTTGTTGTGCGCCTGCTGATGGATGATCTGCCCAAGGAAAACGGTGTGCCTGACGTTCCGCCCACAGACAGCCTGATCATGGTTGACGGTCGCGGACACTTTATCCGCTGCATTCAGCCCCTAGGCCCGCAAGGGTGCGGCGTGCGGCTGTATGCGGTGGGTGACCAGTGGGGGAGGCGGTAATGGCTAAAGAAATTGTCTACCTCGCCTATACGCGCAAGGGCGTTTTAAAATACCGCCCATACAAATTCTATGGCGATGAAAGCATCCTCGACGTTTCCATGGAAGATAACGTGGGGGCGTTTCTCGGTGCGGTTGGCAAGCAGATGCCGCAGCAGGTTTCCAAGGCGCTTTCGTCTATTGGCTGGCATCTCCATAAGCAGATGAAGCAGGCCATAAAAGATGGCGGCCCCCTTGGAGAACACTGGCCGGAGCTATCGGGCGTGACAAAGCGCTCGCGTGTTGCCGGTGGGTTTGAGCTTTTTTACCGCAAGGCGGCACATCACACCTTCTACGGCGCGCTTGCCAGAACCATTGGCTACTACAGGCCGGAACTCCCTGCACTGAAGGTTTCCGTAGGTTGGCTGTCGCTTGCTGCGGCCAAGCGCGGCGAGCAGCTGCAGCGCGGATTCACCACGAAGCCCACCCGTAAACAGCGCTGGCTGTTCACTGCTTCTGCAAGATGGGACAAGCGCCGCGAGTTTCTGCGTTCCGGCAGCATCTTCCCCATGAAGAAAGACAGCATAACAGTGCCTGGTCGTAACCTTGTGGCCCCTGTCTATGCGCGGCAGCAGCAGAACATACTGCCAATCATGGAAAGGAAGCTGAAGCTGTATATGCGCAAGCAGGAAGGGTGGTTCCAGATGACCAGAAGTAACGCGAAAACAGCACTGAAAAGCTATGCCGAGGCACATTCATGAGCTCATTCATTATGACCAGCCTGACCAAGATTGCCCGCGCATGGGCCGCCGCGCTGACCACGGATGCCGACCTTGCCGCATGGTGCCAGCAGGAATGCGGAAAAGCCCCTGCCGTGTTCATGGCAACAGCAAATTCGCAGGACTGCGAATGGGGCCGCCAAGATGCCCCCTATATCGCCATATTGCCGCCCAGCTCTCGCACGGGTGCGGAAGTGGATGTGCATGAATATGAGTTTTTTCTGCACCTCGGGCTGGTGATGACCGGCTATGTGGAAGGCGTTGCATGGAAGGAGCCCAAAGGATTCGGCGCGCTGGAACAGAGTTTTGCCACCCTTGTTCTGGAAGCGCTGGCAACCACGGACTATGCGCCCGATGAGATTGAGGCGGAGACGTTCCCCGCGCAGGCGAATTTTTTTGAAATGGTCATGGCGATCACGGTCCGCGTGCCGTTCACGATAAGCGGCCCTGAAGGGACCATCGGATAACAACAACAGGAGGCCAACATGACACAGGCACGCGGTTATAAAGCAAAGATCCAGATCGACTTTGAAAGCGAATTCGGTGTTGCGCCCGGCAGCCCCAACGGGCGGCTTGTT